CTGTTTTAATGGAAGAAATTAGTGATTATAATGCTAAAGTTCAAATGCAATATTCATATAATACAGATGATAGCATGAAAAAGATGAGAGCCTTGAAGGAAGGTTCTCTTGTTCCAACAGTACAGAATCGAGGCACACTTGGGACATCAGTTTCTAATAATATTGATCTATCTTCAAATCCATATTATAAGCCAGTTGGAACTGTTCCAGCGGGTAGAGATTGGGGAACTGCAGATGATTTCTTAACTGCTAAATTATCTCTTCCAATACATACCGGTTTATTTGCTGATGGAGGCTCGAAGATTTTCCCCGTCCTTATGACTGACGGTCTATTTATAGAAATTGATCTTGAAGATCCAGCAAGATATCTTAAGCAATTAGATAGTGTAAACCGTAATCGAAGAATGCAACAAAACCCAGTATTTCATGGAACGGATGCTGCTGGAACAGCTTTAGCTATTGATAATGCTGCTGATGTAACAGAGATTTTCCTTGCAAAATCGAATAATATGATTAGTGTTGAAAACTGTCCTTTTGTAAAAGGTGAGAAGATAGGTATTTGTAGTAAAACAAATCCTATCCAAGAATGTTCTCTCACGGTTGGAGGTGCTGTAGCAGTACAAACTAATCCAACAATAGAAAATATTGAAGTTGATGGAGGATATGTAAAATTAACTGTTTCTCAATTTAGAAATAGTAATGTTGGAACGGGCGTCCAAGCAACCTCGAATAATTTTATTCTATTTAGTGCTGCTGTTGATAAAAAGCGAGTTGAAGTGGCTGATGGAACTACTGAGCTAATCCCAGCCAACACAACCTATCCAGCTACAACAGTTATATCGAACGCTCAAATTGTAGTCCAGCAAGTCGGTTTAGATCCGCAGTATGAAGCTGGAATGATGAAGAGAATGAGAGACGGTGGATCTATTGAGATTGATATTCCTAGTGTTACTAATTACAAACATTCTCTATTGAAAACAAATAGAAATGCAACGGTGAATGTTCCAGTTTCAAATACAAGGGCTAAATCCATGATTGTGATGCCGACTGATGCAACTACATATAACGCTGCAGCATTAATCGGTGGAACTCAAGAAACTTATGAGGAAGAGGCGACTGATATGGACGGACAACTACATTCTATTAGAACCGGTCAAGCGGGTATAATTGATCGGTTAACATCTTATCAAATGGTGGTAGATGATAAGCTTGTTCCTTCAAGACCTATAAATGTATCAAAAATAAATAAAGGTGTATCTATTTCAGCACAGCCTTTAATTGAATTAGAAAAAGCACTTAATCAAGCTGGAGTTGTACCTCGATCATTTGTGGATTACAACCGTAATTTCTTGATCGGTCGAGCTTATGCTCTTAATGATGGAGTTGCAAATCTAAATAATAAATCTAATCAGCTTCAGTTATTCTATAATGAATCGACCGTTGCTGGGGCAGATCAAGCACCGGAAAAGGATAAGCTTCTATTTTGCTATGTTTTCCACCTTCGCAGAGTTTCTATTAAAGGGGATAGTGTTACGGTTTCTCTATAAAAAAAATATATTCATATAATATAAATGAGTTTTACAAATGATAAAGATAGTGATAATTATGCTACTGATAGAAAAGGGTGGGAATTGATAGAAGAATATATTCCAAAGGATCGAGTAATATGGTCTCCTTTTTATTGTGATGGAAAGCAAAAAGAATATTTTGAAGATATGGGCTATAAAATTATACATGAAGATAAAGATTTTTTTTCATATACTCCAGACTATGATATTGTAGTTGATAATCCACCTTTTTCAAAAATGAAAGATGTTTGTTTAAGATTAAAAGAATTAGATAAACCTTTCATATTAATTTCATTTAGTAAAGTAATATTATTGAAATGGTTTCAAAGATTATTTAAAGATCATTTACAAGTAATTATTCCATTCACTCGACCGACCTTTACTCATTTAACAAATCCAAAAAAAGGGTATACTCCTCCTTATGGAGTTCAATACTACGCTTACAAAATGAACTTACCCAAGGATCTCATATTTTTAGATTAATATTTTCTATGTATCTTTTTTAATTTTTTATTTCAAAATTATTTTATATATATATTATATAAAATGAGCCGCAAGTATCTTAATATACAACCCAATAATGTACCCGCTTCTGGTAAAGTTTCCTTTGCTCGAGGTAATCCAATTCTTACTGTTACGCTTGGAAGACAAGATGCTATGTTAGATTTATCTAGTATACGCCTCTCTGGAGATTTTAACGTATGGAGAGATGCAGCTGGAACTCTTCATCCAACCGACGCAGCAGCAGCAGAACTTCGTGCTTCTCACAAGCTTGGAGTTTATGGAGTAATAGATCAGTTAGTTTTCCGCCATGCTGAAACAAAGCAAGTCATCGAGCATATAAGGCATTACGGTAGATTTATGGCTTCTTATATGCCGACTATGGCTGGATTACAAGATACAGCCGGTCATCTTTCTAAAACTGCTTTAATTATGCCGAATTATCAAGCATTTAGAGATAGTGTAATTCGCAATACAAGAAACTCTGTTTTCTGTGTTCCATTACCTAGCGGTCTTACCCTTGGAGTTTCCAAGCTTCCTCTTGATAAAGTTCCTTTAGAAGTTGAAATCCATCTCGCTCCCGATTCACAGTTCTTTTATTCGA